TCTTGGGGGAAGAGCTTTAAAGATTTCCCTATCGTCATCTGTTAAAGGATTCTGCAATCTAGCAAATTCATATTGAGAGAGGATTTTTTCATATACGCCCGTAGCAAAACTAGAACTTCTTTTGGCAACGACATCAAAAGGATTAAGCATAATATATTTGAGTGGAATAGCATTTGTCGCTTTTTCCACATTGCCAAACTGCCTAAGAAGGTTTGCGAAATTCTGCAAATCAAACTTTCCATCAATTCTATACAAGAAAACATTTCCACTTCTGTAATATTCTCTAAAATACTGATCTTTCAAATTCCACAGTCTTACTTTCTTAAACCATTCTTCAAAAAAATCTCTGCTTTTCTTCGTTCCGCCTTCAAGGTATATTTCAGTATTGGCGAACTCTGACATAATGTCGATAGCATTTCTAAAAATAGAAACATTTGCATAGGCTTTTTGACATAGTTCAATTGCTTCTCTAACATTTACTCCGTCAATGGCGTAGCTATAAGGAAGAAGACCTTCTCTAATACTACTAAACCTATCAATCGTTCTTTGAAATGCCGCTCTATTCTTTCTGGCTCCAACTTTTTGGAAAGAAGCTTCGCGCGCATAACCAGAATCACTTCCAGCATCACTTCCAGAAGCAACATAAAAGGGTTCTCCAGACAATTCTGGTTCGCAAGACGCCGATGATTGTATCATCATATGTGGCATTTCATTTGACGCTTGGGGCTGTCCAAATTTGTCCCAGTATTGGGACTTTTTATTGTATTGTCTCTTGTTTGAATCCATTTGCTTATATTACACTGAAAGTCTCAAAGTTACTTTTAAAGTTACTATAAAAACATTGGAGTAAAAGTTTCTTGGATATTCTCAACTGGGGTAGCCATCATATCATAATAAACATGCATCATCCAGTTGCCTAAAACCAATGCAGAATAAGAGTCTTTTCGAGCCTTGTCCGCTCCTCTTTGTTTTTTTAGATTATGAGGCAAATCGAAACTTTGAGAGCCTTGAGCCGTTGTGGTCACTTGGATAAGTGCGCATTGCACTTTGATCAAGTCAATCATGTCTTTCTGATGTTCTATAAAATCAATCTGCTTTCCTGCCGCTTCTTTCTCTTCGTCAGCTCTTGAATATTTTAAATTCATTATGGGGATATTGGCGGATCTTTGTCTAGAAAAACTATCATCAATTGCCATGCCTGCAAACCAAATTCTTCTATGGTCAAATGAAGCCTGCAACAATTCGTTTGCAGATCTAATCCAAAAAGAACTAGGTTTTCTAAGATGGACTATTCTTTTGGATGTTACATTATATTGATTTCTTGCGTCTCTTATGGCTGCTTGATATTCAACAGTGTTGTCAAAATCGGCATCAAAACACTCTAGTTTTAAATTCTGCTTTTTGAAAGCTTCACTTTCGTTGCAGGCGTTTAAGAATTGAACGCCGCCATTGTAGTCTCCAACTATCATTACAACTTTAAAATAAGTCAAAAGATAAAGAATATATTCAATATGCTTTTTTAGATTTGTGCCAGACATCGCATATGAATGCACAACAGCTCCAGTTTGTTTTCCAGGTTGAAGTTTTATTAGATTCATTGCGAAATCATCGGAGCCTTCGCTTTCGGACCAAGAAGGATCGAAAGACAAGATATATTCAGCCGTAGGATCTCCTATCACTTCTACCGACTGCCCCTCGCCATCTACAATTGTACACAATGCCATTTTGCTTACTTTGAAAAATCCAGAACTATCATCTGTAAATAAAGATCCAAACTCTCTTCCAAATTGAGACTCACTCATGGTAGCCTTTGATTGGTCCAATAGGTTTTGATCATAAAGCTGCTTGGGCGCACAATCGTAGCTTAGATGCATAATCACCCGATGGGCGTTGTCTTGCTTGTCCTTTGTTAATATAGAATTCTCATATTGCTGATATAGTTTATACAAGTATTCGAATTTGTAACTCGCTGAAGATAAGCCAATAATTTTATTGTGTGGCCATTCATGACGTTCGTCTTCTGTCATTTGGCCTTCATTTATTAGTTGCGTTTCTAAATCATAAATCTTCTGTCTTTCTGTTGGATTTTCGACAACAGCCAAGAAGGGCAAGATGACTTCGTTAAGAATCTTTTCTGGCATGAGCAAAAGCTCATCAATAATCATTCTTTGAAATCGAAATCCGCGAAGTTTTTCTCCATCACCCAATGGCAAAGCAGTAATCTTACTTCTTCCAATTTCCATAACCCATTCGTCATTGCTTTTAGAGACTTTGGTTATGCATTGCGATAGATATGCAGCTTTGGGGCTTCGAGATATATCTTCTATCTTTCTGAAGATCATTTTTGAGTTGTGATTAACAAATCCACCACCCACGTAACAATGCTCATTATCAACTTCTATATCTATAGATTCTACAGACTCTTTAAATTCTATGTTGGAGATCTTATCCCAAAAAATACCATCAGAAATTAAGCTCTCGTACCATTTTATATCGCACTCCTCTATTCGATCTTTATATTCATTTAAAATTCTAGACAATCTTTTTTTGCCCAAGTTATCGGCTAGAGTTTCTCTGAAAGTGTATTTTGAAGACAGATATAATCCAGAGCCATAAATAGGATCGCAATTTCCCCTAATGCTTTCAGGGATAGAGTCCTTTAACAATTCTGATTTTCTTGTAAGTCTAAATCCTACTTGTTTTTCAAATTTTGAAATATTAGACTCTCCCATTATTCTTAATTTGTAAGACTCTTTTCCAAAAGTTTTGACTCCACAAATTAACATTTCTCCCCGAGCTTTTTCTTTTTGAATTTTAGAAATAATTCCAAATTTTAATAAACACAATTGAACCTGCCTAATAATTGATATAGATGAAGAGGCTAGCTCCACTCTATCTTTTGTTGCGCATCCATCAGCATCAAATAGTCCTTGCAGAAAAGCTTTAAGATTTTCCTTTGTAGAGCACAGGGCTTTGTCTGGCAATTGCTTGAATGTTGCTGTTTTTTTCTCTTCTTCAAAGAAATTGTCGATAAATTCTTTATTGTTTATTCTTACTTGGGAACATTTTCCATCTTTTTTTGTATGGATTGGATTTAAACCTTTTCTTTCGCAAAAAGAATCTACAAAATCTAGAGTTTCTTGATCTGCTGAAGTTATTATAGCGTAATTGTATTTTTTACAAAAACAACCATCACCCACCATCAAGCCATGAAAATAAGCGTCATCTTTATGTGAATAATTATCCTTATATGGGAATATGTCGCATCCGCTATGTATGGCAACCACGTCATCTAAGTTTATCTCCTCTACTTTTTTCCATTCTTGAGATTGGGATTTTTGATTAAAGGTCAATATTGTGTGTCCTATTTTTCCCTCAATTAGATACCCTGATTTTGATGTTAGCGAAAATCCATCTGCTGGATCATTTGTCCATTTGTTTTTAATTTGGTTTGCGCCGTTAATGGAATAAACCGAATCCCCAATTTGAGCGTCTTTGATTTTAATGAGACCCTTGTCGGTTGGAATCAAGGTGTCTGGATGAGCACACTGCCTAAATGACTTACTAAGGATTCCTATATGAACTCCTTGATTAAGTATGGCATCTAGAATAGCAAATACAGCGGTGGAAAACGAATTGTGATTTATAATGCCATCCGATACGTAACAGTGTTCATTTTCTACGTGAATATCTACTGTCACAGCTTCTCCAATTTCTGTTGCAACAACTTTTTCAAAAAAAAGATCTTCTCTCATTAAGCAAGATAGTTTATCAAATATCTCACCGTGTACTCTTCCCGTGTTTAGAATTTCTCCCAATAATTTTTTGCTGGTGTTCTTTCTAAAATTTAATTTATATTTACTGTCTTTTTTATCTACAATTGATTTCTTTCCAAAGTATTTTTCTAAACATTCTCCAACATATGGGACATAATCGCAGAAAGATTCATTTTGAATCAATTGATCGTTTAACGCTTCTAGCAAATCGTTTTTTCTTTTTATTTTAAATCCTATTTGATCTCTAAATATTCTTGCGTCTTTTTGATTACAACAAATTAAGCTCCACGCTTTTTTGCATTCGTAAATTTTACCATTTGGCAAGTTCGACTTTCCACCTTTAAAACAAACGCTCTTTCTAAAAATAACCCCTAATTGTAAGCATAAATTTTGAATCTGCTTCAACAGCATTTCACTAGTGGATGTAAATCCGATTTTCACATTGGTTCCTTTTTTCTCTTTTTGTTGGAGGGAACAATATCCGTCCGTATCAAATAGCCCCATGAGAAGATTTTTGATATTTTCTTTTGAGTTGTTTGTCAATATTTCTGGTATTACTTTTTGATAAGCTTTCGATTCGTCGAATCCTAGAAATTGCAAAAAAGACACTAATTCCTTAGAATAAATCCTTACATCTTGACATTCATTATCTTTGTTAGATATAGATAAATGAAGTCCTATCTTTTGGGAGAATTGATCTAAGAAATCTTTTGTTTCTCGATCTTGGGAAGTTATTGATATACCCATAGGGCTTTTTAATATATGCCCGTTTCCAATCAAGAGACCGAAAAAATAATACCAGTCAGAAATGTCTTTTTCGTTTTTAATAAGAGATTTTGGCTTGTCGAAATT